ACGTTCTCCCAAAAGTTACGCCGCCGGAAGCGTAAATCGGATCCTGGTGGAGTTAGCCATAGCCACGGGAATTCCAATGAGCGAATGGACAACGGCGGAGCAGATCTACACAGCTTTCGAGATACTGGAGAAACAGAATGAGCGACAACGTTGAGATTGCCTATGACAAAGCAGATCTTCGTCGCATCACTTCGGCATTCAAGGCGATGGATTCAGAAGCTACTGATGCAGCTAAAAGAGAATCGTCAGCTCTTGCAGAATTTGCTCAAGGCAAAATCCAGCAGAAGGCCGTCACCAGAGGCAAGGCCGCCGACCGAATTGCCAGTGGCTCCCGTGTCTCTAAATCTTCCAAGATTGGCGAACTCTCTTTCGGCTTTGTAAGTCAGAAATTCTCTGGCGGAGCAACAACAAAGGATCTCTGGGGCGGTACGGAGTTCGGATCAAATAAATTCAAGCAGTTTCCCATCTGGTCAGGCACAACCGGACGCGGCTCAACTGGTTGGTTTATTTATCCGACACTTCGCGCAATACAGCCGGAGATCATTGACAAGTGGGAAAATGCTTTCGACAGAATCTTGAAGGAGTGGTAAATGGCCGGACAATCGCGCACACTCAAACTTTCGATTCTTGCTGATGTAGATCAACTCAAGAAATCGCTGGCTCAGGCCAATGGAGACGTCGATGATTCATCATCAAAAATGGGCGAATTCAGCAAGAAGGCAGGATTGGCGTTCGCGGCTGCTGGAGCTGCTGCTGCTGCTTATGCGGTCAAGATTGGCGTCGATGGCGTCAAGGCGGCGATTGAAGATGAAGCAGCGCAGGTCAAACTAGCCAACGCTCTCAAGTCTGCAACGGGTGCGACAGAGGCACAAATCAAGGCAACCGAAGATCAAATTCTTAAAATGTCTCTGGCGACAGGCGTTTCCGACGACAAGCTTCGTCCGGCATTACAGCGCATCGCGCTCTCCACAAATGATTTGAGCAAGGCGCAGGATCTTCTTTCCGTCGCTCTCGATGTTTCTACATCAACCGGCAAGCCACTTGAGGCAGTCGCCAACGCAATCGGTAAGGCCTACGACGGCAACACGGCAGCTCTTGGAAAACTAGGCATTGGATTATCTTCTGCCGAATTAAAAACAATGTCATTCACTGATGTCCAGACAAAACTGACGGATTTATTCGGTGGCGCAGCTGCGGCTAATGCTGAAACATATCAAGGCCGCCTGGATCGATTGAAAGTCACATTTGATGAAGCAAAAGAAACTATCGGATATAAACTTCTGCCAATCATTCAGAAATTGGTTGATTTTGTAGTCAGTGAAGTCGTGCCGGCTCTTGGCAAATTTGCTGATTTCTTTAAGCCAATCACAGATGCAATTGAAAAGAATAAAGACAGTTTTATGGAATTCATTGGATTCCTGCAAAAGTACGTCGTTCCCGTATTGGTTTCCGGAATTGGCGGAGCCTTCAAAGTTATTGGAGATATTGCTGGTGGTGTGATTAATGTAATTGGAGCCGTGATTGGTTATCTAAACACATTGATTTCTGGAGCCATTGCTGGCATCAATGCTTTGATTGGACTTTACAACAACACAATCGGTCGCATTCCTGGAGTTCCGGATATTCCTAAAATTTCTGCGCCGTCGATTAGCGTTCCAACACCTAACATTCCTAAAGTGACTACTCCATCTGCACCAACAATTAGTGCCCCGTCAGTTTCAGGCGGATCTACTTCATCTTCCGGTGGTTCAACAAGCGGTGGCGGTGTATCTAGTGCGGCGATGGGTGCAGCAATTGCTGGCGGATTTACTGATTCACAGAATGCGGCTCGTTTAGCTGCTCAAGGCGGTGGAGGTTTTACTGACTCTCAAAATGCCGCACGCATCAGCATCACAGTCAATGGAGCAATCGATGCAGAAGGTACAGCCCGCACAATTGTGAACACGCTCAATGATTCTTACTATCGCGGCACAGGTGGCGGCGGTAATCTGGTCGCTCTCTAATGACAAATTGGAGTCCAGTTTGGCGCGTAACAATTGAAGGCGTCGTAGTCACAAATACAGTCTTAGCCAATCTTTCAATTTCATCGGGTCGCACAAATATCTACACACAGGCTCAAGCCGGCTATTGCACAGTCAATCTCATCAATCTCAACCAAGGAGCAATTTCGGCTAAAATTAATGACACAGTCACAATCGAGGTCAAGAATACGGCTGGGACTTATGTGGCAATCTTTGGCGGTTCAGTCGTTGATGTCACAGTAGCCGTCTCACAAGTCGGTTCAGTGTCAATCACTCAAGAGGTCACAATCACGGCTCTGGGAGCCTTAGCACGGCTTCAAAAGGCACTCACAAACGGCGTTCTTACTCAGGACTACGACGGCAATCAGATTTACACAATCCTCCAGGATCTGCTGGTCAATAACTGGTCAGAAGTTCCGGCTGCCATGACTTGGGCGACTTACTTGCCGGCAACGGCGACTTGGGCAACTGCTGAAAATAGCGGTTTAGGCGAGATTGATACGCCAGGCGATTATCTTCTTGCGAATCGTGGATCTAACAAAACGGTGACTTGGGACTTGGTTGCTGCGCTCGCTACTTCTGGACTTGGCTACATATACGAAAACGCTCAAGGTCAAATTTGCTATGCCGATTCAACTCACAGATCTCAATATTTAGCAGCTAATGGATATACAGAACTTTCGGCCAATGATGCTCTGGGACGTGGAATCAAGATTCAGACAAAAGCCGGCGATATTCGCAACGACATTAACTTGGTCTATTCAGCTGGAAACGTTACGGCGACCGATGCCGATTCAATTGCGACTTATGGTGATTTAGCTCAACAGATTACGACTTCAATTAAGAACGCTGGCGATGCCACAACTCAGGCCAATTTCTATCTGACACTCAGATCAACGCCACAGCCATTTCTTGAATCCATCACTTTTGCATTGACCAATCCAGAGTTAGACGATGCAGATAGAAACGCTCTTATTAACGTATTTATGGGTCAGCCTGTATCGCTGGCCAATTTGCCGGCCAATATGCAATCCGGCGACTTCTTAGGTTTCGTCGAAGGCTGGCGATTTCAGGCTTCCTACAACGAGCTTTCGGTCACTCTGATCATGTCGCCACTGCCATTCTCACTCCAGGCGATGGCGTGGCAAGATGTAAGTGTCGCCGAATTATTCAACACATTATCTGGCACACTTGACTACGCGCACGCGTTAGTCGTGAATTAAGGAGAAACGATGGCAAATCCAACAACAAACTTCGGCTGGGTGATGCCGACCAGTACATCTCTGGTCACGAATCTTCCAGCTGATTTCAACACATTCGGTCAGGGCGTCGATACGTCGCTGCAATATCTACTTGGTGGCACAACGGGTCAAGTCCTATCAAAGACATCTGGAACGAATATGGCCTTTACGTGGGTCACTCCTACGGATCAGACACCACTGACAACAAAAGGCGATTTGTTTACTTTCACAACAGTGGACGCTCGTTTAGGCGTTGGCACAAATGGTTATGTATTGACGGCAGATTCAACTCAATCAACAGGACTTTCTTGGGCAGCACCTGCCGCAGCTGCGGCCGGATCACTGACTGGAGCGACTCTTGCGTCAAACGTTTTGGCTTCATCATTAACATCTTTTGGCACATCTCCAGTAATTGCTAGTCCAAAAATCTCATCGACATACACTGCTAAAACTGCTGCATATACTTTTGCCTCAGGCGATGAAGGCAACATATTCTCAATGAATAATGCTGCAACACAGCAATTTAACATACCAACAGATGCAACTTTTAACTTTGCCATAGGCACAGAAATCAATGTGTTTTGGATTACTGGCGCAGGTCAGCCAACAATAGGTGCGGTAACACCAGGAACAACAACTGTAATTTCAACAGCTGCAACAAGTGCAACACCAAAATTGCGTGTTGCTAACTCAGGTGCAACTTGCAAAAAACTTGCTGCTAATTCTTGGATTGTATTTGGAGACATTGCATAATGACACCAATGCTCGGAATTATGGCTTCATCAATTCCAACAATTACATCAACGCCAAATGTTGAATATCTTGTGGTTGCAGGTGGCGGTGGTGGTGGTAATGGTGGAACTTATGGTGTCGGTGGTGGCGGTGCAGGTGGTTATCTAACTGCCAGCGGATTTGCAGTAACGGCAGGCGTTGCATTAACTGTAACTATTGGCGCAGGTGGTTCACCCGATGTAAGCGGAAATAACTCTGTATTTAGTTCAATCACTGCAACAGCAGGTGGAAAAGGTGGTTCTAGAGATTTAGATGGATCATCTGGTGGTTCAGGTGGCGGTGGTGGTTCAGGTATTTCTGCTGGCAAAGTGGGCGGTTCTGGAACACAAGGTTCAAATGGTGGTTCAGGATATAGTGATGGTGTAACTGCAAATAGAGCAGGCGGTGGTGGTGGAGGAAAAAACGCAACAGGTTCTTCAGCTAGTAATTCTGTTGGTGGCAATGGTGGAAATGGATTAGCAAGTTCAATCACAGGTTCATCTGTAACTTATGCAGGTGGTGGTGGTGGTGCTTCTCGATCAGGAACATCAGCAGCATCTGGTGGCACAGGCGGTGGCGGTGCAGGTGGTTACAATTCGAGCGTTGCTGGCACAAATGGCACAGCTAATTTGGGCGGCGGTGGTGGCGGCGAAGGCGGCTCAGGTGGTTCAGGTGTTGTTGTTATTCGATATGTAAATACTTATCCTGATGCAACTGCGACTACTGGTTCACCAACTTTCACAAACACTGGTGGATACAAAATCTATAAATGGACTGGAAGCGGGAGCGTGACTTTTTAATGGCACACGCAGCAGAATTAGACGAGAACAACATTGTCATTCGCGTTGTTGTAATTTCCAATGATTACGAGCCGAATGTTGAGCAATTTGCTACAGATTTATTTGGTGGAGTGTGGAAACAGACTTCATATAATGCAACATTTCGAAAGAAATTTGCAGGCATTGGAGATTTTTATGATGGAACAAAAGATGAGTTCATTTCTAAAGCGGAACAATCCACACCAATAGTTACGAGCGATGAGTAATTATCCGGACGGGACAGCTGCACGGATCATCGAGGTCGCACTAGCTGAAATCGGCACAGTCGAGACGGGCGAGAATCTGACCAAGTACGGCAAGTTCACGAAGGCCGACGGATTGCCGTGGTGTGGATCTTTCGTCAATTGGTGTTTTGACCAGGCAAAAGTCAAGATTCCATCAATGGTTTCAACGGCTGCCGGTGCTCACAAGATGAAAGAGCTTGGACGCTGGATTGACGATAAGCCACAATTGGGAGATCTGTGCTTCATGGACTTTCCACATGATGGCGTTGATCGCATCAGCCACATCGGAATTGTGGTCAAGGTAGGTGCGACCAGTGTGCTTTGCATTGAGGGCAATACGTCCGGCGATGGAGATCAGCGTAACGGCGGAATGGTGATGCTCAAGCAACGCTACATCGGAAAAGAAATTGTCGGTTTCGCTCGCGCTCGCTTGACAACCTATGCAGGAGAATATCCAGTGGTTGAGCCAATCCAAAAGGTAAAGCCAAAGGAGAAAAAGAAATGAAAGATCTCAAAGCTATGGCGGCTTCGTGGGGACGAAGCTTCTTGAGCAGCTGCATTGCCGTTTACTTGGCCGGTGTAACAGATCCAAAAGCAATTATCGGGGCAGGTGTTGCTTCAATTCTGCCAGTGATTCTTCGCTGGTTAAATCCTAACGACGCGCAATTCGGTAAGACGAAGTGAGTGTCGGCGAATGGACGGCGGTGGGTGGTCTTGTTCTTGCGGTGCTCACTGCCATCTATTCGTCAATGCGATTCATGGTGAAGTCGATCATGCGAGAATTAACGCCGAATGGTGGCAACAGTCTCAAGGATCAAGTCTCTCGGATTGAGCATCGTTTAGATCAACTCATGCTGGAGATTGCTCTCAAGAAATAGACACGCCGACGTCAATCTTGAAATTGTCGGACATTGATGTCACTCTGTATCTGGGAGCATTCGACAAGGCTCCCACGGGAGCAAAAAATGACAACAAGTGAAATCGGACTATTCCTTCTCATGGCAATTGCGTGCATTCTCTGGTCAATTGTCAGCTATTCAATTGGCTTCAAAGAAGGCCACAAAGAAGGCTATCAACGTGGCCGTTCAGTAAGTCGCCACATCTCACAAAAGGCGGCCATCAAATGAGTTTTTTAGATAACTACGAAGATGTAGCTGCACGGATCCAGCGATTCTGGGCAACACACAAAGATGGCAAAATTCACACGTCAATCATGGACATCAATCTGGAGAAAGGCTATGTCCTAGTCGAATGCCGTGTATATCGCCATTACGACGACCAAGAGCCAGCGGGCATTGATTACGCATTCGGCAACGTAAACACCTACAACGTCCAGATGAAGAAGTGGTTCGTTGAAGATACAGTCACATCAGCGATTGGCCGTTGCGTAGGTCTGGTACTTGGATCTGATAAGCGTCCAACAGTTCAGAATATGCAACAGGTTGAGCGAATCGATCCAAAGATTGTCCAAGATAGCGCGAAGGATTATGACTACTGGAACACGAAATTTGGAGACGTGCCATCATTTAAGACACGTGAAGAGGCAGAAGAGGCCGGCATTCCAACGCTAGGCGTGGCCATTGACACTATTAAAGAGACACTAGGTGGCGTTCAAGTAGCTGCTGCTCCATTGTGTTCTCATGGCCACATGATCTGGCGTGAATCAAAGAAAGATGCTCCAAAATCTTGGGGCGGATATTTCTGCGTTGAAAAGGTCAAGGCTAAGCAGTGTTCGCCAGTGTGGAACGTTCTTGGATCTGACGGACAGTGGAGGCCACAAGTATGAGCGCGGTAACGGAGATCATCAACATTGACGAAATGATTGGCCGGACGCTTATTGATGGCAAGGTGGTTGCAGAGTACAAAGTCGAGAATTGTGACAACTGCCAACACATTCGCACACTGGATAAATCAGGCTATCAATACAACGTCGGAGGCGAACCAATCTTGTGGTTCTGTGTCGAATGCAGAAAATGACAGTCACAGAAGCTGATGAATGGGCGATTCATAAACGTGCCAGTGAAGTCATATTTGCACAATCAGCCAGTCTGGGCGTAACAGTTCGATATAACACAAAGCTAAACAATCATGAA